GTTCAATTATCTGAGTTTCAGCAGCATTTTGAACAATAACAGTATTTCCACGGTGCAGCAATCTCGGCTTCAATATATCTCCGCGTTTACGGTTGTAACGATATATGCCTTGTTCAGTTGTCACACCATCTGGTATAATTCGCTCTTGTAAAACGCAAGTAGATTTTAATAGACGAGTATATCTTCTCTCATTATGAAAGAATGATATCCAATCAGCTTGGTCCATTAAGTCATTGAAAGTTGGGTCGTCAAAGCCTTTATTAACTCCATTTGCCCAAATTTTCAACATTGGTGGCTTATTAAATAAAGTAGAAGATTTGTTAATGATACCAGACATAAAATTTCTAACTCGTGGTATCATTCCAGCGGCTTCCCAATTTTCTCTTTTACCATAAGCTTTATTAGATAAACCATTTAATGTGTCTATTAAGTATTCTAATTGATTGCCTTCATACATATCAATTAACTTATTAGCTAAGCAAGCCTCATCATCAAAAAAGTCTTTATAAGTAATCATTCATTCCTCTAAATTTTTAAGTTATAATGCGAATTTGCGCAGGTCTATAATTAGTGATGAGTGGTTCAAGTGCATAACGTAAAGCATCAATACAATGATTATTTTTATCAACAATTTCATTTTGTATCTCACCTGTTAATCTATCAACTTTAAAGCTATACTTTTTAAGTTCTTCAATAGTTGCAACACAACTTGGAGCAACAAATATATTTCTAAATGATCTAATGAAAGCGACTCCATCTTCTATTGAGCCCGGACCCTTCTTACATTTAAAAATACTTGGTAACCCATTATTTTGCAAATAAGCAATAGTGTCAGGCCTTGAACTGTCACCACGTACTTTATATCTAACAATTTCTGGAGCAACTTCAAATATCTTTTCCAAGATTTTATCATGTCCAACAAAACTTTCAGACCAATCTTTTTCTATATACAAATCATTGTCAAAAGTCCAGCACTTAACCATCGTACTTGGATCTTTAAAACCAAAGTCCATACCAAAGTACGGCCCATTCCAATTTGACATTGGTGTAAATTGTTTTATATGCCACTTCTTGTTAAAAATAATAGCTTCTGAGTGCTTAACACATTTACCAAGCCACTTATGCTCATACAAGTCATAATCATTTAACTTGTCGGCTTTCATCTCATTAAGTAAAACTTCAGGGAACCAAGGATTGTCCCAAAAGTTAATCTCTACTGCTATGATATTGTCTTCATATGGATTTAAAACAAATCTATCATAAACTGGATCATCTTCATGTCTTGGATTTAAACTAAACCAAATCTCTGCATTAACATTACGAATTGTCGGTGTCAAAATTTCAAGGCTTGCTTTAGAGATTGTTTGCGCTTCTTCAACCCAACAAATGTCAATACCTTGTAGTGACTTTACACTGTCTGGATTTGTTCTAAGTCCTTTAAAAATAAATTCAGAGCCATTAATACAAGTTATCTTTCTGTCTGTAACTTTAAAAAACTTTTCTAACTGTAAATTTTCTATAGCTTCACGTAATAATTGATGTACACTCTCAGTAATAGAGTTTTGAAATTCACGTGTACATAAAATTCGTTTTTGCTCTTTAAAAGCAAGCATTACTAAGGCAATTGCAATACTTGTTGATTTACCAGAACCACGACCGCCATAAAAAACTTTATAACGACTTGGTGTAAAGCAAACAGTCATTTTTTCTGGCAAAGTTACATCAATTTGCACTTAATTCAGTTTTGCTATTTATAACATTAAAAATGATCTGCTCAGAACCGCTATTAGTCAATTTAACTTCAGTTTCAGTTGGCATTGCTTTATAACTGTACTTTGCAATCTGCCGAGCGCACTCAAGACGAACTTGCATGGGTTGCAATTCATCTAACATAGTATCAAACCAAAAACGTGCGGGTGTTAAAATTGTGCCATTAAGATAAGCTTCTTTATAGTCACTGTCTTGAAATAAATCATTAAGCAACCTTGTGCGATAATTAAGCGAACCTTGAGCACGACCGCCATGAATTTCTGGATCTTTTAAATTTTTTCCTGAATTCTTATTACCAGCCATTCTCTTTGTTTTTTAATCAAGTTCATGTTTCAAAGTGAAACGATAGCCAGTTTTTATCACTATTAATGGGATAAAAACTAATTGTTTTTTCTTTCTTTTGTTCTTTCATATATTGTCTTGCAACAACTTTAAGTTCTAACTAAATTACTTTATTTTCATAAATTAGTACCACGTTAAGGTATTTCTGGGTAAGCGACGTGGATACTGCTTACTAAACAAGGAGACAATTATACTTAGTAAAACTTAAAGCTACAGACCTAAATATAATTCAAAACAAATTAAGCAATAACCTTTTAATCATAATTGTCTTGTTACAATGAATTGTCTGTAGCTCAATTCATAACTTTTACTAATAAATCGGCAATTCTTTTAAAACGACCGAGTTCTTCTACTTCATATTCAATATTTAAAACTTCTTTTTCAGCCTGCAACTTTAAATCATAAAGTTTGTCTAAATCTTTTGCTCTATTTATTAATTCTATTTGCTTATTATGCTCAAGATCTATAACAATTGCATAAAGTTTAATGAAAATTTCTGGATTTAAATTAATATTATTATTAGTACTAAGAAAGTCAAAGATCTCAAAAATATGTTCTTTAACGAGTGCAAATTCATGTTCGCGCTTAAGGTCCGGTTTATTTTGATAAAATGCAACATTGTTTGCAAGTAATTCTAAAATGTCTTGAATAGTAATGTGCTTATGTAAAAAGTCAAATTCAGTTAGCATTATAAACCTCTTTCAGCTAAATTGTAAATTACTAAGCCAGTTGCAATACTAGCTATAGTAACAAATGGAGCGATTACCATGCCCCAAAAGATAAAATAAAGGGTGGCTGCTGTTGTAGCCGCAATTAAAATGTTATTTGTTAACATTGTAGGTCTCCTAAGTTTTTATTTGAATGTGTCCAAGTACTTTTTCTGTAAATTCATTGAAAATTGAGCTGATTTTTGTAAATCAACTCCTTCTTCATTTAGGTGTTTCAAATCTCTTTCATAACGGGCACGAGCTGTTAGAAATTTTTCAAATAGTTTGGTTCTGTTCATTATAAAAAGTCTCTCTAATAGATTTAAAAACGTCTGGGCCAGTGTATTGTTTAAAGATTATTTTACGTCTAATCTTTTTAGCAACTAAATTAGCATCATCTTGATTATTTATAGGACCACAGTTGCTAACATATGGCTCAATAAGAAATTCAACATTGATATTATTTTTATCTTCATAAGTAGGGGTTTCAGTTGAATTAAAAATTGCTCGGTTTATTGCTTTATGTAAAGCTTTTACATTTACATTATTTGCTTTTGCTGCAGTTTTAATTGTACTATATTGTATGCCATTTACAATTAAACTTTTTTTATGGACAAGTTTGTTTGTTGAAAAGTATCCATTATAACTTTTTTCGCCAAACTGTTTAATTAAGGTTTTTTCTAAATCTGTAGCAGCAGCTTCGGTGTTTAATAGATAAAGTTCAATTTCAAAATCTTCCCAGTTATCATTATTGATAAACCAAGAAGTAGAAGACCCATTTCCAAGTAAATGTTTTCTAAGTCTGTTGAAAGGTAAGTTTGATTTGCCAACATAACAAAAGCCATTCTTTTTGTTTTTTAAGATATAAACTGCTGGTCTTTCATAGCGATTTAAATCAGCAGAACTTTTAAGTTTTAATTCTGGAAAAGTTTCTTTTGCCCAAGTAGTTAAGAAGTAGGTTGATTGTTTTGTTTGTGCCATTGTAATTTCTCCTTGAAATATTAGTAAGTAATTTTCTTACATAATTATTTATAGGAAAAATCATTTTTTGAAAAGCAAAAAGGGGAAATAATTTCCCCCTTTTTCAAAATGTTGCTTAATTTTTATCTTGGCCAAGTTGAAGTAAATGTAGAGCCAGGACCGATTGACATTGCTGAAGCGCCAGCAATACCGGTTCCAGTTGTAATTGCATAGCCATTTACGACTTGTCCATTTAATACTGAAATGCCACTTGAAGCTGAAGCTGAACTGTAGCTAATTCCAGTTCCATTTAATGTAGTATTAGTTCCAATTGAAGAACTTGAACTTACGGCAGCTGAAGTAGTACCTGGTAGACCAGTTAAGCCGGTCCAAGAATTTGCAAAAGCAGAAGTTGTTGATAATAGTGCGATTGTTAATGTTAAGTATTTCATTTTATTTCTCCAATTAGTATTATTTCAAAAATTCTTCATCAATGCCAGCTTCAAATAATTCAAGTTGAACTTCTTTTATTCTGTTTTGTCCACTAATTTTATTTATAGCACTGTTTAAGTTGCTATAAACTTTCCTAAGATATTCTATCACATTTTCATTGATAGAATTTGTTGATTCAGCTTGTAGATTTTTTACATAACTGAGTACTATTTCTTGTTGAAGTTTTAAAGTTTCAACTGACTGCTTCATTTTGTTAACCCACATTTATACTGAGATTTCAGTAATTTATAAATATTTGCTTTTTGATTTGCGATTAATTTATTTTTCATTTTTAACACTCCTTGTTATTTCAATGGAAATCTAAACCACTAAAAATATACATATTTCCATTTTGATTAGTTATTAACTCATAATTTTTATTTAAATCATAGTAGTTTACTCTAAGGTGTTTATTAGCTAAATCAATTAAGAGATCAACTAATTGACAAATTAAAAATATTAGTGTTCCAATATGATTATCAAAATAACGAATGATCATAACTAATCTTACTTATTTAGTAAATCTATTTTTGTATACTCATCACAGAAAACTTCACTAAAGCCAGCTAACCATGGATGAGGTACGTGTGTACATTTCCAATTGCCTTGTTGAAATGCAATTTGGTATTTCATTAAAATAAATGTAATGATACCAATTATTAAAAGCGGAATAATGCAGTGTAAGTTCATGGAAATTATCTTTTCTTTTTTCCTCTACGTAATTTTTTTTCAATAAATTTAATTTTTAGTTCTGCAGTTATTTCTGCGTTAGATAAACCAAGTGTGCTGTCAACAAAGCGTAAAGTTGTATTTGTCAATTCATTGTGATTTTTATAAAGAATTTGTTCTACTTCTGTGTATTCGCCTTTTTTATAAATTTGTTTATTTGCTGGTAAATTTACCGGAACTAGTTCTTTAAATTTGCTGCCGCGTACTAATTGGATAAAATCAACTTGTTTTTCAAGATAGTTTTCTAAATAAACGCAATCTTTTTTAATAATGCCATAATTAAGTAATACATGGCGAGCAAAATCAACTGGAGCTAGTTCTTTTTGTTTTTTCTTTAGAACTGAAGATGAATGAATGTACTTTTGAACTAAATTAATTTGTTTAATTAAACTTTTAATAAAAAAGTCATTTGTACAAATGTGTATTTTTGAAATTGATTGATTTGCATAATTTGCAAGTAGCCAATTAAATAAAATTTCTATTCTGGCATGAAATTCATTTTTTGACTGGTCATCAAGTGCTGTAATTAATTCGACTTGATTTGAATAAATTTCATTGTTGTCTTCTAAAATTTCAGTAAGAGCAACTTGGTAATAGTAATTTTTTTTTGTATGATCAAGTGTTGCTCTTGTATCAATAAATGTGCTGATTTGAATTAATGTCATTTTTAGCTCCTGGGGAATGAAAATAAAAAAGCCGATATACCAAGTAGTTGTTCCTCCCCAGGAGCTGGTCTTGATAAATCGGCTTTCTTGTATATATTTATTTTTACCTGGGGAGGTATTAAATTAATTATAACATTATTTATAGGAAAAGTCAATTTATTTGTTGAATAAATTGGCCTATTTTGTTAACTGGTATGAATTTTATTATTTACAAATAAGAAACAATAAAATTAAGTTGTACTGAGGAGAGGAAAAGTTGCATCTGCCCATGTCTACATGTAAACAAAATTGATCCATGTAAAATTGTATGTCTATACAAGTTATACAAGTTATTAAAGTTATACAAGTTATACAAGTTATAGAAGTTATAGAAGTTATAGGGAAATTTAATTTGATTAAATTCAACAACTTAGACAACTTTTTCCTGTCAAACGAATGAGTAAAAATTACACATCCATACAAATTACAATGCGCCATTCCGCTTTTTACGGAGTTTTGTGATTTTTCACCAAAGAGCCATTACCAGACAGTTTACTCAAAAAAGTACCTCCAAAATCTCACCATTTCTTATTGATTATCAGCTGTTTCGTACACCAAACTAATCAATAATGAGCAGCCCCGTGACGCAATTTCCAGAAATTTTGTCAAATTTCTCACATAAAAAAGGAGACAATTAAGTCTCCTTTTTAATTTTAATCTTACTTAATAACAGGTCTTAAAATTTTATTATTACTTCTATCCCTAGTAATCAAAAGATAAAGTAAAGCCTATTGATGAACTCTGTATTATTGTGCTGAAATTTTTGTTTTTTCTATCATAAATTTCTCCTGAATAAGTAATTCAGACATTGATTTTATGACTTTTTGAAATAAACTTAACATTGAGCAAATTTGTTCATTTCTTTACTAATAAAACTTTAATTTGTTTTAGCAATGATTGCTTACCAGTTAAAACAATAAACCAGTTTTGGAATTTAATCAGCCACAAAAATACATAGTGCGGCCAATTCAACTAATTGTCTGCCACATCATTGCCATTTGCAAATCAATCGTTGTCATTGAAAACTAGGGTGCCTATGCTACGCCCTATGATGTATTTATAACACAAATCAGTCAACTTGTAAAAACAATTGTCGTTCAGCAAGTCGTCTTATGAGTAGCCCTTTGCTTTTGGCACCATTTACCTTTGCCCATTGTAGAAATTGAGTTGCAGCGCCTGTTAAATCACCAGCATTTATCAATTTTAGCATTGTTGATTTTTTAAAAGCACCAATACCAATATTATAGACAAAACTAATTAGAGCACACATCTGATTTGCAGTTAATTTTACTTTTATAAATTTAGACAAGTCATCTTGAATTTTTTCAATTTCAATGTTTAGTAATTTATTTGCTTTTTCTTGTGTAATAGAAGTGCCCTGTTTAACCCAGTCACCCGTTTGCCCATAGCCAATGGTCCATACATTAGCTGGGCATTTGTAAGCACTGAGGTGACAACCTTCAAATTGAGCTATTAACTCAGCCGCTTTACTTAACATTTTGTTTTAGATATGCTACAGCAAGTTCAATTAACAAATTTATTAACCAAGTTGCAAGATCAACGCCCATTTCTTTTAATAGTTTTAAGCAAGCTTCTTTCTTTTCATTGCCTGGGGTATTTGGGTCATCTTGTAAATTAACCGCAGCTTTTACACGTGACCAAGTTGTATCGTTACTAAGTAAAATAGCAAGTTGTTTAATTGCTGCTTGTTGAATTGTTTGTTCTATTTTCATAATTTTACCTTTTTATTTGATATGAGTTTTTCTAATGTGGTCCAGAGGATGTTGTGCTTATCACACCAGTCTCTATACCGGGTTTTTGAGCGCTTGTTAATTAGTTTGTTTGGATCTTGAAAAACAAAGCAAAATCTCTTTGCTAAGTTTGGATTTTGTTGAAGAACTGCAAGAGTTTTTGATCGTGTTGCTTGGTCCAGTATACCTTTTGTTTCTAGAATTAATCCGTCCATTTCCCAGTCTGGTGTATAGACGTGTTCAGTTGTGTAGTTAAATTTAAGTTCTTCATAAATCGCTTCAGGAAAGTGCCGACTAAAGTCTGCTTCAAATTTTGAACGGAATTTTTTAATCTTTGCCATTTTAAATCTCAGTTAATTCGGCTTTCATCAATGTCTCGTCTTTTTACCTTGCGACAAAAATTATTTTTACAAATGTCACAATTATAATGAGGTACTGCATTAGAATTGTTTAGTGAATGAACAGTAATTTTCCAATCTTTTAACCTGTTATATCCATGTCGATAAGTGTTACTCATAAAAAGCTTCGCAGAAGATATTTGCACCATTCTTTCCAAGTTTTATTGGTTTATTGTTGAATTTAATACATTCAGGTTTTTTCTTCCTGGACGTTGAATTCTTAGTGTTTTTCCCACAACTAAATTTTGTCATTTCCTTTTGCTTTTTATTTTTATTTTACAGCATGTTCAACCCAAAAACTTAGTAGATAGCCAATACCACCTATCAAAAGACCAGCAACTGCTAAAAGTAAAGTAGTAAATTTTTCTTTTGTTTGACGAGCAGTTTCAAAACTTGCCATAAAAATGTCTAGCTTTTTATCAATTCCGACAAATGCATTTGTCAAAGTTTCAAGTGCAGTGTCAACATGTGCGTGTTTTTCTGAGATTTTAAGTTCAATTGCTTCAACTCTAACTTCTATTTTAGCTGTTTTATTACTATTACTATGAACAGCCTCCCAGATTTTGTCTTCTCTTTCGATCATTTTATTTTTCTCTTTGGCTTTTTACTTTATGCCAACTTTTGAAGAAGTAACGCAAGTCATTATTGCATTAAAAACACCAAGAGCAGCATAACCTCCGCCTATTAATTGAGATAGTTGCTCAGGGTCAATACTGATATAATAACCAGCACCCTGAGCAATTACAGTAACTGAAACAACAAGACCAGAAATTAAATTTGTTGTTAAAGTTCTATTTTTCCAAGTAGCACTATTTGTTAATTGTTTTCCAATTTTAAATGCTTCAAAAAAAGCTTTGTATTCGTTTATCATTATTTGTATTTTTATAAAATTAATGTAAGCTCATCGTCTTCTATTGCTAAAGTACTTTGATGATTTTCAATTATGAGCCGTGTTGGTTGTTTTTCAAGATATAATGTATTTGTTATAACATTATATGAAACACTGACATCTTGTCCGTCAAGCACATATTTATCACCAATCTTGACTGGTCTATTTAATCTAATATTTTGTATTTGAAATCTGTTTTGAGATACTAATGGTTTTGGTGCAAACCCATTTAGCACTAGCGTACCAACTGGAACCTCTATCCAATTATTTGTTGTTACAATTACAGTAGGCGAATTAGCAGAAATAAATGCTTCACCAACTGGTATATTAACAACTTTGCTGTCTGAAATAATAATAACTGGTGTTTGAGTTATTAGAACTGCAGATCCAACTGGTATGTTAACTATTTTGTTGCCTGAAACATAAATGACTGGCGAATAACCCGTAGTACTGATTGACGCAACTGGCACAGTAACATAATTATTGCTGACTACAACTGGAGCAAATGAGCTTGTTGTTATAGTTGCAGTAGGTACTTGTATTACATTATTGCTGACTACAACTGGAGCAAATGAGCTTGTTGTTATAGTTGCAGTAGGTACTTGTACTACATTATTGCTGACTACAACTGGTGCAAATGGGCTTGTTGTTATAGTTGCAGTAGGTACTTGTACGACTTGATTGTTAGAGACGACAACAAGATTGTCGTCTAAGTTAGTAATACTATTACTACCAGTTTTTATGTAAGGTGTTAATGTTTGATATTCAACTTGACCACCCCAAACATAAATGCCATCGCTACCATTTGCAGTTCCACCTGCAATATATGGTCTTGCTGATATACCATTATTGCCGGCGCCATTAGTTGTATATAAACAACTACATCTATACCAACCACTACCAACAGAAGTAATTGTACTAACACCTGAACCCTGTGTAACTGTTCCAGCAGATAAATCAAATATTGGACTAGAACCAGTCCAGTTATTTCGAAACATCATTTTGGTTATAACTGAACCAGCTTTAGCATAAACACTAAATGTTGCAGTTAGACCTTGTTTACCAGTTTCACTTGATTGACCATGTAAAACATAACCAGTTGCATCATTAGCATTATATAAAATCCCACTATTAATAATCAAATAATCAGCGGTAGTCGTTCCATTTGGAGCTGCAATGACATCATTTGTAGTAGTTGCATTTAATAAAGAAGTTGAACTTTCCGAATTAATAAAAAAGTTCTGACTACCACCGGCTTTAATTGTTATTGCTATGTACGGTACTTGTATTATCTTAGCAATAATAGGTGCAAATGCATTAGTTGCAATTGTTGCTAATGGAACAGTGATAAATTTATTATCAGAAACAGATATACTTGGTATAAAACTTGTTGCAATTATTGTTGCAACGGGGACACTGATTAATTTGTTATCATTTACATTTACTGTTGGTGCAAAACTTGCAGTACTAATAGTTGTAATTGGTATTTGTATGACATTATTATTGACTACTATTGGTACAAATGGGTTTGTTGTTAAAGATGTAACAGGTACTTGAACTACATTGTTATCAATAATAACTGGTGCAAAACTCGTTGCAATTATTGTTGCAACGGGGACACTGATTAATTTGTTATTTGAAACAAGTGCAACTGGTGCAAATACAGATAAAGTTGTAGTAGCAGTAGGTACTTGAACTACATTGTTGTTAATTACAATAGGTGCAAAACTTGCAGTACTAATAGTTGTAACAGGGACACTGATTAATTTGTTATTTGAAACAAGTGCAACTGGTGCAAAACTTGTTGCAGTTATTGTAGCAGTTGGTACTTGAACTACATTATTATTAACAATAACTGGTGCAAAACTTGCAGTACTAATAGTTGTAACAGGGACACTGATTAATTTGTTATTTGAAACAAGTGCAACTGGTGCAAAACTTGCAGTACTAATAGTTGTAACGGGGATACTGATTAATTTGTAATCAGAAATTAATGTTGTAGGTGCAAATACAGATAAAGTTGTAGTAGCAGTTGGAACAACTATTGTTATAGATGTAGAAGCCACACTAACAGTTGGTGGGTAAGTGGTAAAACCAAATGTAGTTGGAACTTCATACCAAACTGATATTTTTGCATAATCTACACTAACAGTTGGGCTTGCACCTCCTGCATATGCAGTTAAGTTAAATGATGAACTACTTCCATTCCACCAAGCGCCAGTTAATTGTGTTCCTGTTAAATCAAATAAAGTAGAATTGTCACCTACCCAAACTTCTTCAACAGTATTAATAACACTGTTAGTAGATGTACCACTAGTGCCATAATATACAGGGCTACTTGTAT